AACCTGGCAGGATCCCTCGTCCGTCGAGGAGAGGCTGGCGCGGCTTGAGGAGCAGGCGCTTGGAGCCTCGCCAAAAAAAGCGATCGCTCAGGATGGCGAGGCAAAAGCTGCATCCTGATATTCAATTAAGGAAGGGAAGGTTATCTACGCGGATGGACACCCCAGTACGACAAACGCATAGCCCGGCGGGATTGAAGCGGAACGTTTTGAGCGCTTGACGTTAAGGCGATTTTCGGCTGAAATATAAAAAACGAGCAACCGCTCAAGAAAAGGGGCATTCCATGAAAAAAATACTCACATTGACGTTGTTTTTGGCATTCGTTGCCGTCGGCGCATTCGCCCAGAACGAGGCGTATCGGGATTTCGTGCCGGGTACAAGTCTGGTGCGGCAAGACAGGGCGGGATGGCAGATATTTCCTTTGATAGAGATAGGATTTTCCGGGCAGCATGTCGCCGGGGAGCACAGGGCTTTTCTGTTTTTTAGGTTTCAAACGCAGGTGGAAATCGGCGGCGGGGTTTTCAGCCGTTTCCTTGAACGAGACCACGACACGGGCCAGTTGACGCCGATGTCAGGGGATGTCATCGAGCAGTTTATGAGGTTATTGGGCAGGGCATCGTTTAACGCAAGGCTGGCGAACATGAGGGGGACTGCGCTTGACGAGGCTTTGGGTGAGATAGAGCTTGCGGATTTTCAGTGGTTCAGGTATGAGAACGATTGGCGGCGGCCGCCAAACGGGACGGCAAGGATAAGCGTTAGGCTTAGGACGATGGACGGCGATCACAGGCTGTACTTATACCGGACAACACCATTGAGGGATCAGCAGAACCGGCAGACTTTTGTCATGCTCGACAATGTCTTCCTCACGGAAAGCCAGATAAACGACCTTTTGGCAGGACACCAAGGCGACGACACTTTTTTCTGGCGGGCGATGGATGCAGCGCTGGACGCGTCGAGAATGGCGGCAAGGTAGCATCATCACACGAGCGAAAATCAGGCTTTTTCTGCACAAAACGGTTCCCCATCGTGCGCTTATCGTGCATTTATCGTACACGGATTGACGCTACAGAGAAAATATAGACATAATACAAAATCGCTAAATCATTGCGGGATAAGCAATTACTGGTGCAATAAGGACTTACCGAAGAAAGGGCAGCAAGCCTGAAAATCTGCGTGTCTGGGGTTCAATTCCCCGAGGTGGCATAGTTAATTCCTTGTGGGACAAGGAATTAGTGAAACGACCAAAGGCGACGGGGTTTCAGGAGGTCAACCGGAGGTCAACCACGATGGCAAAACTCGAATACCACGCATTCAAGAAACCCAGAAAACTGAAAAGCGGCAAGGCCGTCTCACGGTGGTACTATTATTACGTTGATTCCAGCGGGAAGAAGGTGCAGAAATCCTGCGGGACGGCGGTCAAGAGCCGCCAAGCCGCCGAGGACTTCATTCGCACCCTGCCGCCCCCTCCAAGGGCCAAAAATGCGCTAGGCGGCGCACCGGCGGGCTTTAGGGTCAGTAACGCCGATTTGCTGGTTGGCGAAATAGCTAGGAATATGTTTGTTCCGGGGAGCGAACACGTGAATCGCCGCCAGCAGCTAAAAAAATCCGTCTCCCCAGAAGCCTTGTCCAACAACCGGGTGTTTATGCGCCACATAATAGGCACATGGGGCGAAAGGATGCTCCGCACCTTGGAACTGGACGAGGTTATGGAGTACTTGTTTGCGGTGGAGCGTTCCGCCTCGTGGAAAAACCAATATATCGCCGCCCTGAATGAAATATACCAAGAGGGCCAGTTTATGGGCTGTAAGGTGTACAAGCCCGGTTTTCCGCATATCGGCAAAACGCCAAACAAGGCCGACATTTTCACCGAGAACGAGATCGTGCGGCTTTTCAGGCGGGAAAACTTCACGCACGACTTCTTCCTGTTTTTCCTTTGCGCCCTTTCGGCTGGCCTAAGACTGGGGGAGGTAAGGGGGATGCGGGCCAAGCAGGTGATCTTTGACAAAGGGGCTCTCATCGTTGACGGGTTCATCAAAAAAAGCGGGGTGCGCACGGTATACAACAAATGCGGATCGCCCGAACATCCGAAACTGCGAGTCGTGCCGCTTCCGCCCGCAACCCTTGAGATGCTGTCGGAGCATATCCGGTGCAACGGAATAACGCCTGACGGCTATATTTTCACTTACGGCGAACAGCCCATATCAATCTCGATGGCCAAGACCAACTTCGTCCTTGCGTTGATACGGGCGGGTATTGCATATGACAAACAAACGCTGGTGGCGAGAGGCGACTGGAAAGGTGGCCATATCCACAAAACGAAAGACCTTATTCCGGATGGGAGGCGTATAGTCACCCATTCGCTTCGGTACACATACGTTACCATTATGAGCCGTCACATGGGTGCGCACAACCTCCAGAAGCTGACCGGGCACCATTCGATCTCGATGGTCGATTACTACAACCGCACGAACTTGGAGATGGCTTTGGCGGCCATTCCCGACGCTGCCGCAGCCACCGATGCCCTGCTTCCCGATACTATAGGCAAAGCGTAACACGGCGCACAGCCCGACAACGCTCTGACCAATCCCACGCCGCGCCGCCCTCTCCTGCGCGGCGTGTTTTTGCCAACAATCTATAGCACGAAAACCGTAACAAATCGATCCGTGCAATGGGTCTATTGCGCTGGCGCAATCCGTACCATGCCCGTATTGCATAATTCCCCCTGTTTTTTGCACCCCTTTTTCCTGTTTTGTATATCCTATAGGTTGTTACACGTTACACTTTTACTATACAAAAAAAGTTAGATGTCTAGGAATAAAAAAAAGCATACTTGAATAATCAATAATAAAGAAAGAGAGAATTTGCATTTAGCAAGTGGCAATAGCCACGGCGGGGCAAAGGTGTAACGTGTAACAGCCGCCGCCGCTAAAAAAAAGGTACTGCGGCGGCCCCCACCCCGTGTGCAATTATTCGGGCGACCGACCGCTTAACGACCTGCCCGCCGAAAATTTCCCCGGGGCAACAAAAAGGCAACGAAAGGCAACGATAATTAATAGCCGCCGCCGGCGCGCTGGCACTATCATTAGGGCATGGCTATATATCTTCTCGGCTCGGCGGCGACCCGGTCGGCCGCACTGCGGCGCACCCGCGGCACCGCGGCGGATCCAGACCCGGCGGCCCGGCCAGCCGCGCGGCGGCGCGCCCGCGGCACCGCGGCGGATCCAGACCCGGCGGCCCGGCCAGCCGCGCGGCGACGCGCCCGCGACACCGCGGCGGATCCAGGCCCGGCGGCCCGGCCAGCCGCGTGGCGGCGCGCCCGCGGTACCGCGGCGGATCCAGACCCAGCGGCATTCAAGGGGGCGTATCCGCATGGCTGAAGTACGCCAAGCCGAATTTGCGCGAATTTGCGGAGTGGCACCGTCTGTGATAGCGCGGAAAATTCGCAACAAAACACTCGTGCGCAATGCCGCGGGCTTGCTGGACACCGAAAATCCAGTCAATGCTGGGTATGCGGCAAGACGGCGGCTGAAAAGCAGTGCCAAAGCCCTAGAAACCGCCGAACAAACAGTGGACAAAAGAGCGGTGCCACCGCCCGTGGACTTCAGCCTCCTTTCGGAGCATGAAATTTCCGAATATGCCGGCCTTCCGCAACGGCTCTTGGGGCTCACTCTGCGAGAACTGGTAATCAAATTCAAAGGCTTGCCTGGAATGCAAGAGTATGTCCGAATGCTCAAAGATTTGGCCGCCGCCGATGAGCGAGATCAAAAGGTCAGAGAGCGGCGACTCCAACTCATAGAAAAGGATTTCGTTATCGCCCGACTGATACAATACCTCGACATCTTAATGAAGCAGCTTTTAGAATACCCAGAATCCGCAGTCGATGAAATTATCGCACTGGTGCAAGCCAAGGGAAACTCAGCCAGACTAGACGTAAGCAGAAAGCTTGAAAGCGGAATATCAAGAATCATTAAAAACGCAAAAGAAGAACTCACAAGGGAATTAGGCGGCCTCCGATCAAAATATCAAGATGACGACAAATTAAATGACAAAATAAAAGAGGCTATAACCGAGGCGATAGATAACTAATGAAAACACACGCAATTTACCTAGAAAACATTTTCCAAGGCGATGTTGACTTCCTTCTGGAGCAAATCGAAAAACTCCCAGATTCCTTGCGCCATGAATTGCCAAGTGATTTTATAGAGCGGGTGCGCTACCTAAAAGGCGACCTCACCCCGTTTCCAGGCAGATTCAGTTTTGAAAAGTTCCCTTACTTCCGCGAAATCGTTGACTGTTTCAGCCCAGACAATCCAACCCAAGAGGTTGCCATGATGAAAGGCAACCAAGTAGGATCGACAACCGCCGTCATAGAAACAATAATGCTGTACAACATAATGAGTGCCCCAAAAGCGCAAATGTATGTAACCGCAGATGCCGGCCTTATGAAAACATCGGTGCAAGTAAAGATAGAAAAAATGATAGACGATGCCGGGGCGAGGGATTTGATTTTTTCCCAAGCTCGCAAGAAAAAGGGAAGCAAAAACTCTGGGGATACGACCGCCGCAAAGGAGTATCCGGGTGGGTACCTGCACAGTTTTGGCGGTCGTAGCCCAGCCCGATTCAGGGGGCTTTCTTACCCGTGCGCCTTGGCAGATGAAGTGGATGCATTTCCGGACTCTATCCCGAAAGAAGGTACCGTTGTGGACTTGGTACGGAACAGAACGAACGCATACACAGGAAGCAAGCGAAAAATATTTTGGGGTTCTACCCCGCTTGTGGAACAAACATCGAAAATAAAAGCCCTCTTCCAAAATGGCGACCAGCGAAAATTTTTCGTGCCATGCAAACATTGCGGCGTGATGCAGGAATTGGTGTGGCATGGCAAAAACGAATCAAATTATACGTGGGGAATGGTATGGGAAAATGACGAAAACTTTGAGCCGATTATAGAAACCGTTGCGTATAAGTGCGGCAATTCGGTCTGTGGAAAAACCATGAAAAATTATGACAAAGCTGTAATAATCCCAAGGGGGGAATGGAGAGCCACCGCCAAGGCCGCCGTGCCTTTTAGAAGATCGTATCATCTTACTCCCCTCTACAATCCGCCAGGGATGTATAGTTGGGAGGATATGGTACTGCAATGGGCCGAATGCTGGGACTTAAAAAGCAATCGACTAAAAGACAAAGAAAAATATCGACTTTTTCGAAACACGAAGCAGGGGCTGACGTTTGAAGAACTGGGCGGGAAGCAGATCGAATATAATCGTGCTATCCAGTTTCGTCGAACCGGATTTGTCATCGTCAACGATGAATCGGAGCTTATCGCCCGCGGCGTTCCAAACGATATGGCCGTGCGTGATGCAGGCTCGCCCATTTTGATTTTGATAGCGTCCATTGACGTACAAGACAAGTGCCTCTTTGTCGATGTTAAGGGCTATTCGTATGGTGGCGTAACTTGGACATTGGAATTCTTGGAAATCAAAGGCAACACTGCGGAATTCAATGGTGTCTGGGATCGGCTCGACAGCATACTTGCCAATAAGCGATACATTGGAACGGACGGCAAAATTTACAGGATACAAGCGGCGATGGTGGACACTGGCCACAATACGACCTATGTGTACGAATATCTAAAGCGGCACTCTGACGGCGTGTTTGGGTGCAAAGGAAAAGATTATTTGCACAACGGGGAGACCTATCAATTTTTTTCAGCATCCGCACAGCAAAGAATAGGTTTTTTTAACATCTTGCATGTAAACACTGGAAAACTGAAGGACAATATAAGCAACGCCATGACATCATCTTTTTGGATTACGGGTCAGCCCCAGCCGTGGTGGTATCCCAATTTTCGGGAAGACTTCGGCGACGATTATTTCAAGCAGTTCGAAGCTGAAAGCAGAAAGGAAGAGCGGGATGCCGTTACAAAGAGGTTTCGTAGGTACGTTTGGACGCAAAAATTCGGGCAAGATAACCATGCCTTTGACACCTATGTCTATAACCTTGCGTGCTTGGAATTGGTAGCGGAACACTGGTGCAAAGATCATTTGAGGCTCCCAACGTTGGATTGGGTAGCTTTTTGGGAGAGTGCTAAGCGCGGGGAATTTTACCAGTTGGAAAGGTAGTCAATTGCGCCGGCGCAATTAATAGCTTGGCACAACTGCCTCGTATAACCTTTAGCTATGGCAATTATCGAGGAAGACCACCCCGCTCTGTCTGGCTCCAATGCAGAGTTCTGGCAGGATGTTGTCAAGAACAACAGAATCATCATCTACGAACTGGATAAAGCCATACTTGCCCTGACACGGGAAGGTCTTAGAAGTTTTTCGCTCAACACCGGCATGACCACTCATAACGTTACCCCATTGGATCTTCCAATCCTAATCCAGCGAAAAAAAGACCTGCTGGAACAAATAGCGGAAATCGAAGCCCGCAACGCTCCCCCAGCAATAATGACACAGGTGGTGCCGACATGGTAATGCGCAGTCAAACTCCCAACGGCGACCCGAAAGAAATAGATGACGTGCTTGCAAACCTTATGCGCAACGTCATTGTTAATGACGTGTTCGATGGCGACACATTCAGCAATTCCTTTGGCCCTACCCGTAACTACCTTTGGGGAAACGGCATTGATTACCAGACATTGCGGCAGCGTTCCATACAGCTATACATCGAAAACCCGTATGTTTCTGGCATCGTGAACAGGATGCTTAGAAATGAAATTTTCACGGGAATAATACCAGAAGCAACACCGATAGCCTCTGTCATTTGGCCAAATATGGAAGCGCAGGAACGGGAGCGGCTTGCCACGGAATATTCGGAAAAGATGACCGAAGCGTTCCGCCTTTACGCTGCGGATTACAACACCTTTGACTACAAACAGGAAATGACATTCGGGGAATTCCAAAACCAATGCCGCCTTGAATCCATGCTTTGCGGCGATGGCATTATCGTGGGTAGGATAAACAGGCACACGGGGCTTCCCTGCTGGGACTGGATCAATGGCACTTACATTATGACAGACCCAGAGTTCACCCCCCGCAAGGGGAACCAAGTGGTTCACGGCGTGGAGCTTGATCGCAGAGGCAGGCATGTTGCCTACCACGTTCGCGAATATGACGGCGAGGAATTTTCATTCAAGCGGGTTCCAGTAATCGGGGAAAAATCGGGCAGACAAATTTCATGGATGATTTACAGCGGCGACAAACTTCTTAACAACGCTCGCGGAATCCCGTTGCTCGGAAACGTCCTTTACATGCTCAAGGATCTGGATCGATACAAAAATGCCGAATTGCGGGCTGCCGTGGTAAACAGCCTCATACCTATGTTCATCTCACGGAATCAGGAAACAGCGGCACCTCCAAGAAGCGTAATATCTGGTGTTGGTAGATATGCCTCGCCCGAGGCGGGAACGCCTGCGGCTGTAGAGGCCGAACAAAGAGCCGCCGCCGAAACAAAGCAAGTGCCGCATTCCCATCATGTAACAGTGGAAATGACACCCGGAACCGTACTGGAACGTCTGGCACCAGGCGAAAAGCCAGAAAGTCTCAACACGCAGCGGCCAAATGTGAATTACGCCAATTTTGAAAAAGCGATCCTTGCGGCTTTTGCATGGTCTAAAGGTATCCCGCCCGAAATTGCCGTCATGCAATTTGATTCCAACTATTCGGCTTCCAGACAGGCAAGCAATGAATATACGATAAACCTTAAATACCAGACCTTCAAAAACGCAAAGGATATGTGCCAAATAATTTACTCGGAATTTATCATTCAGTCCGCGCTTATAGGATCGCTTGACCTTCCGGGACTATTGAACTGCGCTTTTGATCCCGCGCAATGGAAGTTGAAAGGCGCATGGCTAAAATGCGAATGGTCGGGGTTGTCCCGCCCATCGGTTGACGTACAAAAAGAAGCCAACGCCATGAAAAAACTGCTGGACATGGGGGTTATTACGCACGATCAAGTTTCGCGCACGTTTAGCGGAATGGACTTCCGCGCCGTTCAAAACAAGCTGGAAATCGAGCGAAGCCTAATGAAAAATCATGGCTTTATACATTCCGACTCTCCCCAACAGTCTGCGCAAGCCATGAAGGACGATGCAAAATTGGCAGACTTAATAGCAGCCAAGCAAGAATTAGAGGAGTATATAGAGAGTGGCGATAATGAATTGCGGGAACTGTGGGATAATTACAACGCATCAATTGCGCTGATGAAATTTGATTGAGTTTGCAGGGGGAATAGTGGAATATTATTACACATACGTGTCAAATTATGGGCTAGGCGTTTTTATCGTGCTTTTAGTCCAGACAGTAATTTTTATAACACCCGTGCTTCTTCTGGTTTACAAACAGGGGCGCAAGGATCAGGTTTTGGACGAAGTGATAAAGGACGTGAACGGCCTTGGAAAAAAAGTCGCCGACATTAGGGACGACCAAACCAGTGCCCTGACCGATCTAAAAGCACGAGTGGATGGTATAAGCCAAACGCTGACAAGAGTAACCACCCAAATGGAATTCATGACAGAAGCCATAAGGGAACTTAAAAAATGAATGGGGGACTTTAATGTGGAAAAAATACGTTTTGTTTTTGCTGGCATTGTCATTGCATTCTGTCTTGTCGTCATGGGCTGCGGAACCAGACCCGTTGTTGTTACGACAGACGATGCTATCATCGGCGCTCAGAGAAGCGCTTACAAACTCCAGGCAATCCATGAAGGACTTGGAAGCATATTACAAATCCATGATACGTGGATTAGAAAATCAATTGGAGACGCAATCGCTGGAATTGATCGGGCTTTCGTATTACTTGACGAATACGATCTATTCGTTCAGAGCCTTATCGCAAGAGTTAGAGAACTCTACACGCTTATATCTATTGGAGAGACAGAGGAGACAGACAAATGAGAAAATTCTTATCACGGTTAGCACTGTGGCTTTTGCCTTTATTGTTGCAAAAATTATCGTCCTTGCACTCACGTTGCGTGGCATACGGGTACCAAAAATCATCAAAATCCTTGTGTAAATATGACAAGAATGATCTTTCGCCCACTGGGGACGATCCTGACAAGACTTACCCCGACCCCAAATTAAGGCAGGGCATACAAACAAACTTCGCACACGAAGCCTTGCGAAAATGGGGCTGCTACTTTTTTTGCCTGTTACGTTGGGCCGAAGAGATTAGCAATTTTCGCGCCAGAAACGATTTTTGCATCGTTGAATTGTTTGTTGATTTTGTGGATCGTGGCTGGCTAACCAACCAATGTAAAGTCTTGCAGCCTGTTTTGATTCTAAACCACCTTGTCGGAGCCAACCAGTTCACAACGGTAACCCACGAAGCCCTTCGCCCATTAGACAGAATAACGGCGGAAAGGGTCAATCATGGAACATGGCCGCATTTCATACTCCATGTCGGCACCGAGGTTTGGGACAGTTGGGCGAATCCCAGTGTTTATACTCCAGTCAATTGGAGACGGATAATCTAGGAAAAAAAGAAACTTTTTCGCCGGACTTAATAGCTTGATAGGCCCGGCGACCGTTAAGATTGGGGGCAAGATGAAAACTGTCGAAATAGATGGGGAGATCGGGTATAGTTGGTGGTATGGTTCTGGCGTTACCGCCAAGACCGTAAAAAAGCAACTCGAAGGGATCCTTGCTGGCGAAGATATACAGGTAGAGATAAACTCTCCAGGCGGTTCTGTCTACGAAGGTGCGTTGATTTTTAATATCTTGAGGGATTATGCCCTTAAAGGACACCCTGTAAATACACGCATAAATTGCATGGCTTTAAGCATGGGGGCATACATTGCCCTTGCAGCCCGTACAGTGGACAAAAACGCCGTTATTACCGTTTGCGAAAATTCAATTTACATGATACATAATCCGTGGATGTACACATGGGGTGATTACCGAGAGCTAAAAAAAGATGCGGAATACCTTGAAAAACTGGCGGCCATGTACGGGTCGGTGCATACTGGCGTTTCTGGCAAAACGGAAAAAGCAATCAGAAAGGCTATGGACGAAACAAGTTACTATGTTGGCAAAGAAATTGTAGATGAAGGTTTTGCTAATGATTTTGACGCAATCATAAAAGAAAAGACCAGCACTGAAGGCAGCGCGACTATCATCGCAAAAGAAAATTCAATCATCAACGCAAAATTCGCATTCGACAAGGCGATGGAAAATGCCATAGCCGCAGGCAAAGAAAACGGAGCGGCGTATCGCAGTGGCTTAAAGAAGGCCGCCGCATTTTATCAGGGAAACCATTCTGTAGTGGTGGGAACAACCACAAAGGCAGAGACATACATAAGCAAGCTTGACGGAGGAGAAAGAATGAGACCAGAAGAACTGCGGGCCAAACACAAAGACTGCTATGACGCAATCTTTGCCTTGGGCGAAAAAGCCGCGCTGGAAAATGAGCGGGCAAGAGTCCAAGCCCACATAATGCTGGGCAGGGAGGCAGGGGCGTTGGAAACCTCCGTCAAGTACATCGAGGGCGGCGAATCCATCATGGACGAAAAAATCCGCGCCGAGTACCTTGCTGCGAACATGCGGAAAGATCGCCTTGCCGCCAGAAACGCCGATGACCCCGGCGACATCAACACCGAGAGCGATGGCGGCAATGCCGATGCTGTGGCTCTTGCGAAGGCCTTTCAAGCGGGGACGCGGGGCAAAAACACGGAGGGAAAATCATGGGAGTAGAGTTTAGAACCATTGTAAGCAAAGAGTTGCAACTTGGGGGTTGCGAATTCGAGCAGGGAACAATCGGCGTTAACGCGGGTGAGACCATCAAGGGTGGAACGATCCTAAAAAGAGCGGACGACCGAAAATTCGCGGTTGCGGAAGCTGGGGATGCCTTTATCGCCGTGGTTCCCTTTGACATGAAAAACACCGGTTCCACCGCCGTAAACTTGGGTTTCCGCGCCATCATTTCCGGGCGCGTTCGAAGGGATATGCTCAATATCAACGGCGCAGCCCCCATTTCGAGTGCCCAGGCCGACAATTTACGGGCCAACGGCAACATCATTGCGGTGGAAACCACCGATATATCAAGGGTAAATCCCTAACAAAGGAGTGTATAAATTATGGGACAGAGCGGTATGCCCGACATGCTTCAGCAGGTCGTGGAAATGTTTCAGCAACACCCCGATGCCAGAAGGATGGGGTTTCTTTCGTCGCTTTTCAAGACAAGGCCGGAAAGTTTTACCGATGTTGACAGAATAAGCATGGACATGGTTTATGGCGGCAACGACATGGCTCCCGTAGTGCGCAGTCTTGGCACCGGGGCGGTTGTCGTGACGATTGACAAATTCGGGGACATGGAGGTACCGTTTCCGGTTTACTCGCTGGAAACCCCCATCAATATCCAGAAACTCATGGATCGCATGCCTGGGGAAAACGCCTTTTTGACGAGTACGGTAAGGGGCGTGAACTGGATGGGGCGCGCGGCACAGCAGATTAAAGACGGCACATCCAAGCACATACGCATGATCAAAAACGCAATGGAGTTCCAAGCGGCGCAGGTGCTTACCACGGGAAAATGCACCCTTACGGATGCGGACGGCAACGAGATCAACGTGCTTGACTACCAAATCCCGGCAACCCATTTTCCGGAAGTGACCGTGCCTTGGAGCGATGCGACCGCCAAGCCGATTGATGACCTTAACAGTCTGGATGACGTTATTCGTCAAGCCGGTCTTGTCGATGTAAGAAACTACATCATGGGCAAGGACGCATGGGGGCATTTCCTCAAAAACGAGCAGGTGAAGGATAATCTTGACAAAAGCATTCTCAACACCCTTGAGATTGCGCCGCAGATGCGGGACAAAGGCGCAGCGTACCTTGGCAAGCTCAATGTTGACGGCAGGGAACGGCTTTTTTGGGGATACGATGCCACGTTCAACCCGTGGAATAAACCCAACGTCTCGGAGTACTTTCTCGACCCCAGCAAGATTATCGCATTGCCGTCATACGAAAACATGGATTTCAGACGTTATTTCGGCGGCATTCCAAACATCAAGGTCGATCCCGTTTTCGATCCTCTTTTCGGGAACAAGATCACGGTCGAAGGCGAATACGATTTCAAGATCCGCGTCTGGTTTGACGAGGATGCCGAAACCTACAAGGGCCGAACAAGGAGCCGTCCGCTCTTTGTCCCGGCGTCACGACTTAGATTTGGCTGCATGACGGTTATTCCAGCAGCATAGGAGGTTGCAATACATGTACGTTGTCGCAAACGGGAATTCGTTCATCACCGCCCGCGGTTCCATCGGCCCCGGTGAGGAGATCAGGGAAAGCGATTTTGCCAACAAAGCCACCTTTTTGAAAAGGGTTGCAGATGGCCGTATCGTTATTGGAAAGACAAATGCGCAGCTTGAAAAAGAGGCTTGCGAAAAGCGGAAGGCCGCCGAAAAAGCCGCCAGTGAAGAGGCCGACAGGAAAAAACAGGAAGCCAAAGCCAAAGCAGCCGAGCGGGTAACGCTTGCGGAGGCGGCCCTGGAAAACGCCCAGTCCGTGCAAACGGCGGCCAAGGAAGCGGCTGACAAGGTGGTTAAAGATATTAAGGCAAATCGCAAGCCGCAGTTTGATGATTTGGCGAAAAAAATCGGAATCTGCGAAAAGGCGGTAAAGGAAACCGAATCCGCATCGGGAAAGGCCAAGCCCGAGGACAAGGAGGCCGCCGAAAACAACGTGCTTGCCGCGATGGAAGCACTTGAGGCCGCCAAAAAAGAACTGAAAGACGCGGAACTGGCCATCGAGGAATCCCCGGAGCTCAAAAAAGCCCTTGATGCGGCGGAGAAAGCGGCGGATTCGGTAATCGCTGCCGAGGCAAACTTGGCCGAGGCCAAGGAAGCCGCGGGGAAGGCGGAATAATGGCAAACCTGCGGCAAACGGCGAATCGGTATCTGGAAAAAACCATGGAAAATCCCGAAAGGGCGGGAACCCCCTATACCGTCATCGATCCGCAGGAGAACTGCTACCACGTTACGGGAACCGTTGGCGATACGCATTTGGCCGTTGACGCTAGCGGTGAAACCGTGCAAACCCAAGCCGTTGTTGTTACCTGCCTGATGAAAAGGCTCCCCGTAAAACCGCAACGGGGGTGGCAGATACAGCTGCTTGCCCTTAACGGAGAACTCGAAAGATATTTTATACAGGAAGTACAGACCGACAACACGATCGGGCTGTACTATTTTGTTTTAGGACACGATTTTTCCAAGGCGGCGGCATGAGCGAGCCATTGATAAACGAACTGATAGAAGCGCCGGCCAATGCGGAAAAAGCAAGGGATCAAATCGCCGCCATTCTGTCGATGGAACTGCAAAACCAGTACAGGCTGGCCAAGGAAAGCGGCATGGAGAATGCCGAGGATTACAACGTCAAAATATTTGTTGAAAACAATCGCACATACGACACCGCAGAAAAGGAACTGATTTCCCATGTCAACATAGTGCTTCAGGACTTAACCGTTCCCAAATCGAATCCGCGCATAGGGAAGCAGACGACACATGCAAGGTTCGACCTGTACTGCCTGGCCAACGGAAACACCGCAGGTTATTTCTATGACGACAAAAGCGCGACGTTTCGCGCATGGAAAATAATGCGCCTGATATGGCAAATAATCATGTCGGAGCCGTATACCTATCTTGGCATGCGAAAAATAGTTACCCATCGGGCTTTCACGAAAATGGAAGCGGGAATGCCAAGCGAGCAAGGGGCTCAGGCTTTTACCGTGATTCGCGCATCCCTAGACGTGCATTTTGCGGAGGGGTACTTTGGCGGCCCGTCAGTTCCGTTCGAGGGATACGATTTTGAGGTACTGCCGCAAGACGGGCAAATCGTGGCGACACCGACTCTCGCAGACCAAATAACCGGAGTAGCAAGCAATAACCCACAGGAGGATGAAGAATAATGTTACCAGCATCGGCACTATCCCGCGTGACGGGAGTAAACGTGGAACCCAGAAATTTCAATCTGGGCGGAGCGCACTTTTTACCACAGCGGCTTGCAGTAATAGGCACCGGCAACGATGATGTCGCGTATGACACGAAAAAACATGAGGCAACTGGAAGCGCGGACGCAATTGCCCAGAGATACGGGTACGGATCGCCGCTCCACCTTGCCGCAAGGCAGCTTTTTCCCGACGGCGGCGGTGGCGTGAATTTTCCCGTCACCTTTTTCCCTTTGAAAAAAGCCGTCGGCAGTGTTGCCGCCGTAGGCGCAATATCCTGCGAGGGAGTGCCTACCGCGACAGGAAGCGGCACCATAACGATAGGCGGTATCGCAACGGAATTCGCCATTATCGAAAACAGCACCCCGGCAAAGATACTTGCCACGATCAAGGAACGCATTGCCGGGCGGCTTGAAATGCCCGTCATTCCAGGCACTTACGCCAATGACGAGCTTCCGCTTGCGGCAAAATGGAGCGGGGACGCCGGCAATGATATTGTCATTGAGATAGAAATGAACGCCCCTGGCGTTACGTTTGGGATTACCGACATGGCGGGTGGCGCGGTGGATCCGGACGTTGATCCGGCGTTAAGGAACATCGGCCAGGTTTGGGAAACCTGCATCCTTTCGTGCTTTTCCTATCGGAACCAGTCGCGCCTTAACGTTTTCAAAACTTTCGGGGAAGGCCGATGGGATCAGATGGAAAAAATGCCCTGCCTTGTTGCCCACGGCTGTACCGATGATTTTGAGACCCGCACCGCCATAACCAGGCAGCGCAAAAATGACTACATCAATTTTCTGGTTCCCGGAGTCGGCAGCCCTGAAATCCCGTTTGTCATTGCCGCAAGGGGACTTGTCAACATAATGAACACGGCCAACAGCAACCCCGCGCTGAACGATCACGGTCTTTTGACGGGGCTTATAGCCGGCCCAGACGAGGTGCAGGAAAATTACCTTGTCCGCAACAACTCCGTGCATCATGGAAGCAGCACCAGCATTAAGAGCGGCAATGTCATCGCCCTGAATGACACCATAACGATGTGGCATCCGGACAATGAGGCGGTCAAATCCCGTCGCTACGTGGTGGATGCTGTCAGGCTTATGAACATTGTTTTTAACATTCGCCTGATCATGGAAGACCCTTCGGTCAAGGGCGCACCCTTGGTGCCGGATGACAACCCGACAAGAAACCCAAGGGCCATACAGCCCAAGACGATTCGTACCGCCATGATGAACCTTGCCAACGCCTTGGCATCGCACGCTATTCTGGCGACATCGGAGTTTACCAAGAATAATCTTGTCGTAAAAATCAGCAGCATGAATCCCAAACGGCTGGATATAACGTTTCCCTGCAAACTCGCCGGGAACGTCGAAGTGTCGTCAACGGATATTTTCTTTGGCTTCTATTTCGGCGAAGCCTAATAACAGGAGGATCGAATATGGCATCAGGCCCTGCGGAATCTATTACTTTGGCTGGACGGCGTTTTGTCTGCAACAACGATGACGATGTGAGCATTCAGCTTCATGGTTTTACCAACGAAACGCAAATGCACGGGGACGGCAGTTCGCATGTCGCAAAGTCGCGAAAACCGGGCGTAATCGACAGCATCAACGTGTATATCGATTCTGAAAGAAACGATCTCGAGTATTTGCAAGATCTGGCCAACAGAATGGAGACCTTCGATGTGTCGCTCACGTTGGTCGATGGGATTGTGTATTCGGGAAGCATGCAGTTGACTGGCGATTCCACGGCGTTGGGGGTACGTGAAGGGTTCGCCCCTATAACGCTGACGGGATCGAATTTGGAAAAACAGGGATAAGGGGGCTTTAATGTTTGGCAAGAACAATGAAAACAACGAAAACGATAAGGCGGCAGAACAGTGCGGCATCGTGGATATCGACAATTCGGGAACCAGCCTTGCGGAACAGGAATTCGCGGCTTATTGCGAGGCAAACGAAATCGACTGCGATGAATCAACAATGGATGAAGATGCCCTCAAAGATTTTGCTAAAATCAAGAAACGGTTTATCAGAGCCATTACCGAGAAACGCCTTGTGGTGAATGGGTGTAAAATCGAATACACTGTTTCCGATAAATCCGCAGGGATGGCTGGGAAGAAGATCACCATAGGTCGACCAACAGGGCGCGCCATGTTGGCTATGAATGGTTTCAAAGACACCCAGCAAAGCAGCAAACTTTTGGCATACATGGCGGCACTGTGTAATATATCAAAGACCGAAATCCATATGATTTCGGGATTGGACATAAAAGATCATCAAATTATACAGGACGTGGCCATACTTTTTTTAACCGCATAGTCTCCGAGGTGGCGGTCGGAGGCTTGCGGCAGCACAAATTAGGAATGGAGTGGGTGGCGTATCAATTACGGCAGGTTTACGCCGATTACAACATTGGTATCCCGATGCAGGAAATCAGCATAGAAGAAATCCGTTTCTTCTATGTGCCGATGATTGATAGCCTATGCAAAATTCAGAAGGCGGCAAAAAGTGGCCAGTAAGTATGCCATCGAATCGGTTTTTTCACTCATCGACAGGGTAAGCAACCCGCTCAAACGAATAGGCGTGAATTCAAACGCCGTATCAAGGCGCATTCAGAGGGATTTTATCGCCGCCCAAAGAAGGCTTGACAATCTTGGCAAGGCTGTAACCAAGTGGGGAAGAAGAGCGGTTATGGCCGCCGGAGCGGCGGCGGCGGCATGGGTTGGGATTGGCGTAAGAAACGCAATCACTCTAGCCGACACGATGGCAAGCATCGGCAGCAACGCAAACATTACAGGCCCGCCATTGGAACAATTGCAAAAAAGATTATCGGATGTTGCCAATCAAGCCGGTGTTGCCGTCAACGAGCTTGCGGGTATCGCAAACACCGCAATCGGCTTGGGGGTAGCGTCCAGTGCCGCCGCAGATTTTGCGGGCGTGGTGGCCAGAACCGCGCGGGTAACCGGAGCGGCGAATGACATGGTTGTTGCCGGTATTACCAACGTGCTTGCCGCTTACGGCAAAAGCGCCGACGAGGGGAATCGCATTGCGGGGATAATGATCAGCGCAAACAGGCTCGGCAGGACATCATTCAAGGAACTCAACGCGGGTATGCGCTATGTAATCCCGACGGCGGCCTCGCTCGGAGTGCAGGCAGAGGAGGTTTTCGCCGGCATTACCGCGTTGACGGCCGGCGGGGAAAAGACTAGGGATGCCATGCAAGCGGTGGGCAAAGCCTTAAGCGCGATAAGAACCCCCAGCGCAAACGCGTCTGCCCTTGCCCAGCATCTTGGCATTGATTTTTCGGAGGCCGCATTGCAGAGCAGGGGCTTTGCGGGTGTCATGGACGAAATACGCCGCAAAACGGGTGGCGACTTGCGCGCAATGGAAATGCTGTTTGGCAACGAAAGGACGGCGCGGGCGATGAGCATTCTTGCCAGTTCTGGCGCAATGGCGTTCAACGAGGCTCTTGCCGAAATGTCCACGGCCACGGAAACCGTGTCCACGGAATTTGCAAGGGTAACCGACACGCCGGCGCAACGATGGCAGAAAGCGATAAACAGGATACAAAACGCCGGGGTGAGGCTTGGAACATCGTTGTTGCCAGTAGCAGAGAGAATAATTGGAAAATTCAGTGAAATAGCGGACAGACTTTCCAACGTTGATTTTACCCAACTTACATTGGCCGTTGATAGGGTTTTCAGAGGCGGGGAACGGCTTGCTGGAATGCTGGTTAGTGTTGTCAGGTTTGCATGGAGGTTTCGCGGCGTAATTATCGCAATCGTCGGTGCGTTGGGTTTGTATCATGGCATATTGATGGCCAGCGCAATAGCCGTGTCTGTTGTTACAAAGGCAAAGGCGGCACTAAAAGTCATAACCGCGGCGGTAACAGGTGCGCAGATGGCATACGCTATTGTAGTACGCAAAAGCACCGCCGCACAGTCAGCATTGGCATTTTCCACAAAGGAAACCGTCGCCGCAACCAAAATATGGTCGGCGACTATGACAAAAGTGATGGCCATAAAAAAAGCATTCACAGGATTAACGCTGGCGCAAGCTGCCGCGCTAGTGGCGGCAAAAATAGCCACCATAGCAGCCACAGTGGCGCAATGGGCCCTGAACATCGCAATGAAGGCGAATCCCATAGGGCTTGTTATTACTGCCGTAGGTGCGCTCATTGGTCTTATTGTCCTGCTTGCAAGAAAGTGGAAAAGTATTACCAACGCTATAAGAAGAAACACCGAAAGAGTTTTGGCAGTAATAACTATTTTTTTCCCCTCCTTGGGACTTTTAATTTCCATGATAAGAGAGGTGGCCTCTAATTGGGAAAGAGTAAGAGGCGCATTCCAAGGTTCTGGCATACTCGATGCGATAAGAAATATCGGTGCGTCCATAAGGGCTTTTATACAACCTGCAATAGATTTGTTTATGGGCGCATGGCGAAGAATAACACGCACGATTGCTGGAGTTGTAAACACCATAAGATCTTTTTTTGCCTCAATAACTGGCAGGATAGTTGGGATATGGCAGACGGTAAGCGCCGCCGTGTCTGGCTTTTTTAGAGGGATATGGGAAGCCGTAACAACATTCTTGCAACCCGTATTTTCGTGGATTATGGCAAAGTGGCAAAGAATAGTGTCCATTTTTCAGGGCAGTGCTATTATCAATGCCATAAAAACCATAGGGGGCATTTTGATTTCCGGCATTCTGGCTCCTATCCAAGGCCTACTTGAGATTTTGTCCAACATTCCAGGGCTGGGGCATCTTGCCGGGAGGGGTGCGGCAACAATTGAGAGATTAAGAAATTCCCTGCGCGGCAAGAGTACGGAGCCAGCGGCAGAAACGCCGACAGTGGAAAATTATTTATCCGCCTATGATCGGACGTTGCAGTCGGTGGAAGTACCAAATATCAATATAGATATACCCGATTTTACCATGCCCGATCTGAATATGGAAAGATCGAGAATTCGCGGGGTTGTCGATATTTCTGGCGGGGCAGGTGTAACCCATATCCCGAATTTTACCAGAGGCAACACGCCGGGATCTTTTGTGCAAAGCCAGCCAGCCACGCCTGCCGCGTCCGTACAAGAAGCGATTCGCACAGCCGCAGATGGGATAAACAGCACGCTGCGGGAAATCCTAACCGCGGTGCGAACTACCAACACTGCAACCTCTGTTTCCTTCGTCTCGTCACCCGTAAACGTGACCGCACCCATTGTCGGGAATCTTGTTCCCCCGGCACTTCCAGCCGCACCCACGGAGGATGCAATCCGCACCGCCGCTTACGGAATAGACGGCACGCTGCGGGAAATCCTAGCCGTGGTGCGAACTACCAACACTGCAACCTCTGTTTCCCTCGTCTCGCCACCCGTAAACGTGGCCGCACCCATTGTCGGGAATTTTGTTCCCCCGGCACTTCCAGCCGCACACACGGAGGATGCAGTCCGCACCGCCGCTTACGGAATAGACGGCACGCTGCGGGAAATCCTAGCCGCGGTGCGAACTACCAACACTGCAA